GCTACGGCTCCGGCTACGGCTACGGCTACGGCTACGGCTACGGCTACGGCGACGGCTACGGCGACGGCTACGGCGACGGCTCCGGCGACGGATAGCATCTGTGACTCTGGGGGCATCGAGGGCGGCGTTAGGCAATGGCCCAAAGCGGTTAACCGAAACGCCGAGCGACCCGGACCCCTAGACATTTAACACATAGGAGGTAGGATGAAAGACTCAGAGGAGGAGGTCGAGCGCAAGCTCCAGGAATTTTCGTTCTGGCTATCCTGCCAGCATTTCAATCTGGTGCTCCTGTCTCTCAGCATCAGACTCAAATTCGACATCATGCCGTCGTTGAATTAGGAGGACAATATGATGGACTTGGTTAAGCTAGTATTGTTGACTCTCTGGCTGGCTTTAAGTATCGGAGCAACATTAGAAAATATGGACAGGCGGAGATTTGGACACGCTGGATTCAGTGCGGTCCTTGCAATCTTTATCCTTCTTTTTATGCTTAGACTATTATGAATGGAGGACACAATGACACACGAAGAGCTGTACGCTGCCGCAATAGCTATAACGCCGAAGGACTTGAATCTTTCGGTCTCGTACCAATTGACCTCGTATGTGTTCCCACAGTGGTGCATCACGGCGAGTACGGTTGGCGACCCCGAAGCGGGCGTTTCCGTTTGGGGTGAAACGCCCCCTGAGGCCCTGGCGGCCTTCATGCAACGTATGGCCGAAAAAGTAACGGAGGCAGCACAATGACACACGACGAACTCGGACAGGTGCTCCGCACAATCGCAGAGCCGCAAGAGGATTTGGCCGTCTGCCAGAATCCACAGTGTTGGGAGGGCTACATTGCAGACCCCGCGATCCCCGACGACGACCCGGACAGTCTGCTCTGCCCTGAGTGCCGTCGGACCCTTGAGCCCGTGGACCGCTGGAACGTGAAATACGCCTGCGAGAACGGCCTTGAGCCGGGTCAGATTCTCCGGGCGGTAATGAACGGGCAGACACGATGAAAGGAGGCAAGCCGTGAAGATCGAAGTCCGCAAGACAAAAGAGAACGGATGGGTGCAGATCACAACAATCGACGAAAGATTCTATCTCCGGGAGTCCGACGAAAAGCTGTTCCCTTCCGTGACGTGGATCGCGGGGTACTATCAAAAGGGAATTGAATACTTCAAATGGCTGGCCTCGAAAGGATGGGACGAAGCCCTTGCGATTCGCGATTCAGCCGGCGAGAAAGGCCGGAGAGTCCACCGGGCGATTGAACAACTGCTCGAAACGGGCAAGGTCAAAATGGGGGACACCTTCCCCGTGGGGGATACGGACACATTCTCGGAACTCTCCGTTGAGGAGTACGAATGTGTGATGGCCTACCACGCCTGGCACAAAGAGACGAATCCGAAGATTCTTGCGATTGAAACTGTCTGCTACAACGAAGGGGAGGTCTACGCCGGAACGATTGACCTCAAGGCGGAGATCGAAGGGGAGGTTTGGCTCATTGACATCAAGACGGGCCAGAACGTTTGGAGAGAACACGAGCTACAGATTTCCGCTTACAGGCATACGCCGCAGGGCGAGTCTCAGCACGGAGCGATCCTCCAGGTGGGGTATAGACGGAACAAGAATCTCTACAAGTTCACGGAGATCGACGATCAGTTCGATTTGTTCCTCGCAGCCAAGAAGATTTGGCACGCGGAGAACGACGGCGTAAGTCCCAAACAGTATCAATTCCCGGGCGAATTAACGATTGAGATCCCTGCCAATGAATAGATCGGGCGAAAAGTCTAATAGCTGGAGGGGTGACAGTGTAAGCTACAACAAAATGCACCTTTGGATTGAAAAGAACTGGCCCAAATCGACAGCTTGCGAGAAGTGTGGAGCCGAGAAAAAACTAGACTGGGCAAATGTGCCGGGGACATACAAGAGAAGTCGGAGAGAAGATTGGATCGCCGTATGCCGTTCGTGCCACGTGAGGATGGACTGGACAAGCGAAAAAAGTCTTTCCCGATCGAGAACAATGAAAGCGTATGCAAACTCGGAACGCGGGAAGAGGTCTATGGCTGAACGTGGCAGGGTGGGCGGGAAGGTTTCGGCCTTGACCCCGAGATGTCGCAACGCCAAAGGACAATTTACTCACAATCACAATACCAACGGAGGCAAAGGATGCCACGAACTTCTGAAATGATCCCCTCACGGTTTCTCAAAAGGGGAGACATCGGCGTAGGGCAGCTTTACACAATCAAGAAC